GTGTTCGGCACGCGCTACAACCTGACGCACGGTGACCAGTTCCGGGCCGGCGACTCGATCATCGGGCCGATCGGTCCACTCATGCGCGGCAACCAGAAGAAGACCGCCCGCAACCAGGCGGTCAACCAGGACTATGACGTCCTGCTGGCCGGTCACTGGCACTCGTACATCCACCTCGCGCGGATGATCGTCAACGGCTCAATGAAGGGCTACGACGAGTACGCCGCGGCAAACAACTACGGCTTCGAGCCGCCGACGCAGGCGCTGTGGATCACGCATCCGCGCTTCGGTATCACCTTCCGCATGCCCGTGTACTGCGAGACGCCCGAGCGCCGCGGGCCGGCCGCCTGGGTGAGCGTGCCGAAGTGAGCCAGACCCGCCTGGGCTCGTGGCTCGAGGCGTGGGCCAACATCGTGATCGGGTTCGGGATCAACTGGGCGGCCAACCTGCTCGTGTTCCCGCTGTTCGGATTCAACATCACGGCGGGGCAGGCGTTCCACGTCGGCCTGATCTTTACCGCGATCTCGCTGGTGCGCAGCTATGCGCTGCGCCGCGTCTTCAACCGAATCCGGAGGCTGCATGCTCCCCACTGACGCGCAGGCGCGCAAGCGCATGCCGATCGCGACCGGCGTCCTGGACTACTTCCCCGATGCGCTCGCCGCGGTCGCCCACTGCTCCCACGTCGGGAACGAGCAGCACAACCCGGGTTCGCCGCTGCATTGGGACCGGGCCAAGTCTACCGACGAGGCAGACGCCCTCATCCGGCACTTCATCGAGCGCGGCACCATCGATGGCGACGGCGTGCGCCACTCGGCGAAGGTCGCCTGGCGTGCGCTCGCTCTTCTGCAGAAGGAAATCGAGGCGGACCGCAATGGATGAGTCATACCCGCGACTGCTGTCGGACCACCTGGCCGACGCCCTGCACAATCTCGACAAGGCCCGGCGGCGAATGCAGGAAGAGCCCGTCATCCACCGCGAGGCCGCCGTTTACGAACTGACGCAGGCCCAGCTTTCGATCAGCCGCGTCATTGGCCTGATCGCCGGGGCGCCGCAGTGAAGCTGCTCGCTTGGTTCACCGGCATCCCGTGGGGACTCGTGGTGTTCCTCGTCGCCTGCGCGGTGGCCGCCGGGGTGGCGATCTACTTCCGCCAGTGGCGACTGCTGGCGTGGGCCGTGCTCGCCGCCGTCGTCGGCATCCTCTGGCAGCGCGTGACCACCTGGCACGAATCGCACCAGCGGCTGCCGGCCGTGGTCACCGAACTCGAACAGGAACGGACCTGCGCGCCCGCCTCAGCCTGCGCACGGCGCGCGGAGGAGGCGGCCGAGCAAGCACGAGCCGAGGCCGAGACGCGCGCCCTGGAGGCCGCTGAGGGGCTCAGGCAGGCCGAAGAGAAGGCCCGCGCCGATGCCGCGGCATGGCGGGCGAAGTACCGGGCAGCGACCCAGAACGATCCGGAGTGCAAGGCATGGTCAGAGCAACGTATCTCCTGCCCGCTCTAGCGCTGCTCGCTGGCTGCGTGACCGAACGGGTGGTCGAGAAGCCCGTGCCGGCCACGGTGCCGTCGTTGTGTGTCACCGAGTGCCCGGCGCCGGATGGCGTGCCGGCGACCAACGGCGCACTGGCGGTGCAGTGGCGGGAGCGGGGCGAGGCGATCGAGTGTTACAAGGCCCGGCAGGCCTGCGTACGCGAGCTGGTCAGGATTCCTTAGCCAGCCGTTTCTTGTCCACGAGGGCCCGATACGCCGTCTCGAACTCGGCGCCGAACCTGCCCGAGGTGATGTCTTCGGCGACCGTGCGGTGAACCAGCGGCCAGTCGGTGGCATCGGTCATGTCGAGCAGCTGCTGGAGAGCCGCCAGGGCGGCATTTTCGTCGTCGTTCATTGCGCCGCCTTCCTTGGAAACCACCCGCCGGCCGGCAGGGCGACGCGCAACTGATTCCAAATCCCACCCCCGCTACCATTCCAGTTGACCCCTCCCGCCGCGACCATCGCGAGCGGGCGGGTGTTCAACTCGGCCCAGAGCACATTCCCCTCCGGCCGTAGCGGAATCTCACCGACGATCTCGCGCAGAACCTCGCGCCCCGCCAGCACGTCGTCGCCCGCCAGCTCTTCCCTCATCGCCGCCGCCACCGCGCGGTAGTCCTCCTCCGCCCCGAACAGCCCCTGGCGCACGTTCGCCGTTCGCGAGCGGCCGAGCAGCTCCTGCCGACGCTCGAACAGTGCATGCCGGGCCGGCGCCGCCGTCTCGGGTGCGAGCGTCCCGGCGTCCACCAGACGCGCCAGCTCCGCGAGCTGCGCATCGATCCGCCCAAGCTCGGCTGGCGGGACGGGCTTGTCATCCTCCGCCGCGAGCGCACGCATGTAGCGGACAGCATGCTCGACGGCTTCCGCCGACAGCACCCGCTCGAGCACCGGCTCGACGAGGGCCGCTTCGGCCACGTCCTTGCGCAACGTGAGGCTGTTGCCGCAGGCCGCGGGCCCGCCGTGGCGGAACGTCGAGCACTGATAGCGCACGGGCCGATGCGAGCTGATCACCATCGCCGACCCGCACAAAGCACAGCGCAGCAGCCCGGAGAGCAGGTACTGCGATCGGCCGCCCGGACCCGGCTTGTAGAAGTCCCGCCGCTCGGCGAGCCGACGCTCGACCCGCGACCAGGTCACGTCGTCCACGATTCGCAGCTCAGGCACCTCGTGGACGATCCACTCCGACGGCGGGTTCATCACGGCGCGCCGCTTCGAGGAGTCCTGCGCCGAGCGCACCCAGCGACGGCGGTTCCACACCACGCGCCCGATGTACACGTCGTTCTTGAGCATGGCGTGCAGGGCGGAGACGAGCCACACGCCGTCCTTGCGGCGGGACTTACGCGCCCAGCCGGCGCCGGGCGACGGCACGCCGCGGGCATTCAGGTCGGCGGCGATCGCCATGAGCGTTTCGCCGGCCGCGAACCGCTCGAACACCTCCCGCACCACCGCCGCTTGCTCTGGCACGATCACCCGCACCGAGGTGTAGCCGTAGGCGCGACCGCCGGTCGGCTTCGCGGCCTTGGCGCGGCCCTCGAGGCTGCGGCGGGTGCGTCGGCCGATCTCCTGCCGGTACACGCTCGCCGCAGTGCCCAGAATCGGTCCGAGCCAGCTCGAGGCCTCATTGCGGCTGTCAAGGTCGTGCGTGACGATCGCAACGCCGAGGTCTTTCAACTCCGCTTCGCGCGGCGACTGCTCGGCCATGTTGCGCCACAGGCGCGAGGCGTCCTCGGCAACGATCACGTCCACCTGGCCGGCGCGGACTGCCGCCAGCATTGCCTGATACCCGGGGCGGTTCGCCGTGCCGCCGGACAGGCCCTCGTCCGTGAACCTCGCCACCACCGTGAAGCCGTGCGACTCGGCCAGGCGCTCGCACACACGCAGCTGGTCGGCGGTGCTCGACTGCTTGTCGGTCGAATAGCGGGCGTAGAGGGCGGCGCGCATCAGGGGGCGGAGCCTACGCCGCCGGCCGCGCCGGTGGCAATTTCTCGCGCTCCCTTGCCCGCCGCCGCTCGTAGGCGCGACGGGCCAGCAGCTCGACCAGGCGGCGCAGGGCAGGGCTCATCGACGCCCCGAGCCCAGCTGAATGACTAGCGTCGCTGTTGCCCCGACGACGGCGCCGGCCATGAAAGGCGGTGGCCATCCCCCTGTCGCCTTGTGAATCTCCGCCAGGACGGTCGTCAGCATCACTGAGGCGCCGATGGCCGCGAGACCCAGCAGCAAACGGCTCACGGATTGGCCCTCATGGCCGCCAGCGCATCGACTGGATTCTCGTAGTGCTGGGCGGCGATGCCTTCGACATAGAACAGCGTTCGCCACTCCGTATCCGAGTTCGCCCGCTGGCGGAGCTGGTAGAGCCGAGGGTAGTCGAGGCAGTCGTATCTGATGCACTCTTCCCCGTGCGGGCCGAGGGCCCCGAACGAGCGGCGCCACCGCAGGCCTGGCTCGGTGATGATCACGAGAACAGCCTCCGCAGTTTGCGGGTCAGGCGTAGCTTCCACGTCGCATCCGCAGCGATAATTTCAGCCGGACATTCGATATCCACCTTCTCGGGAACGAGCGTCAGGACGACCGTGTTGACCGTTCTGGGCCATGCTGCGTCTGCTTCGAACTGAATCGCGCGGACCCGGTCGAGCTGTTGCCCGTCTACGAACACCTCCCCGCGCCCGTGGTCGGTCATCACGATTCGGACGTGACTCACGGCACGCCTCCGATCCAGCCGAGCACGCCCAGCTTCGGAAGCACCACCACCGCGATGACAGCTACAGCCACGGCCACCGCGATAAAAAGCCAGTTGGTGGGACGCTTCATCGCGTTACCTGGTCAGGTGCTTGACCGCCCACATGACGGCTTCTTCGATCTTGGTCTTGGCGATGGACAGCTCGCGGCTTTCGCCCAGCGCGCCAATCTGTTGGAACATGCGCAGCCCCGAATCCTTGAGCGCCTGCATGTCCGCCTTCTCCTGATCCGACAGCACGCGGTAGGCGTGGCGCATCACGTTGTTGACCGTGCGGTCATCGCTGGTCGAGTCGACAGTGTTCATGCGGCCTCCAGTGCGCTTGCGCCCCACCAGGCTTCCGTCAGGCGCCCATCGCCGGCCCTGTAGCGCACGAGGAAGCTGTTCTCGCCGTGCAGGTACTCGGCGCGGGCCGTGACCGTTCCGGTCTCCCCGCTGTCAACCAGCCTCACCACCTGCGCAAGTCTGAATTCGAACTCGTTCATGCTGCCTTCTCCTCGTCTTCCTCTGGAAAGTAGTCCCCGTCCTCGTCGTAGTCCGGGTCCTCGTCACCCGGGCGCCATGCCCGGAACGGCGCCTCGATCTCGCCCTGGTACAGGTCGGCGAGGATCGCGGGCCGCAGCAGCTTCTCGTGCTGCGCGAGCAGGGCGTCCTTGATCTCGTCGCCCTTCATGGCGTCCCAGCTGCGCCGGCCCTCGGGCAGCGCGCAGCCGTGCACGCCGGCCAGGTGCATCAGCTCGGCCTTGCGGAACAGGTCGAGAAACTCGCGGTCGAGGTTCCAGACGGTGTGCAGGTCGTTGCCCCAGATCAGGCGGGCGAGGGCGTGCGTCTCGCGCCAGGGCAGCTCGTTGACGATGTTCAGGGCGGCCGAGAGCTGCGCGTCCATCTCCATCTCGAGCGTGAATGTCGCCACCTGCTCCAGCGAGCGGTATTCGGCCGGGATCTCGGCGTCGAGCGGGCGAGCACCGCGCGTGCCTCGGCTGCCTGGATTCTTCAGTGCCCGCCATAGCACCAGCGCGGCCTGAAGCTCGCTGCGCTTGCCGACCTCCTCCAGCAGCGCCACGCACAGCCGCGCGTGCAGGTAGTCGCGGGCCTTCTCGGCGAGTGAGCGCTCGCGCTGCTCAGCCTTCTCGCTCGTGGCGTCCTGCTCGGCCTTCGATCCCGGCTTCGGTGCCGCCTTCTTCTCGGGCTTGCGCCCGCCCGGCAGCAGGCCCGCGTCCTTCGCCTCCTGGTTATGCTCCTCGAAAGTCTTCTGGCTCATGCAGAACGCGCTGTCGCCGAAACGCTGCAGGTGCTCGCAGCCCTTGCATCGGGTCTTGAACGCAAAGTGCACGATCGGCTTCGGGCTGTACGACTCGGTGCTGGTCAGGCTCACGCCACCGGCCTTGGCCAGCGCCGTCGTGATGCAGCTGCCAACGTCCCAGCGCTCGAGCTTGCCGCTGTAGCCGATCTGGTCGGCGAGGGCCTTCTGCAGGGGCTTCTCGACGCCCTTCCGGTTCAGGATCGGCAGCAGCATCGCTGCATGCGCCGTCTCGAGCTGGTCGGCGTTCACCATGTCCTGCGCCCAGGGCGGCAGCTGGGTGAGCTCGGCCAGCTCGTCGATCGCCGCCGGCTTCATCGCGGGCAGGCCTTGCTTCGCCAGCATCGCGGCGATGTCGTTCGTGGTCTTGCCCGAGTCGCGCATGCCACGCAGGACGTGCGCCAGTTCCATCGGCTTCAGCTGCTCGCGCAGCTGGTTGACGCTCACCTGGTCGAGGCGCAGCTGGCCCTCCTCGTACGTGCCGACGTCCACGAGCAGCACGGGCACGGTCTTGAGGTTCAGCAGCTTCGCCGCGCGGTAGCGGCGCTCGCCATCGACGATCATCAGACCGGTTCGGCCGCCAACGTTTCGCACGAGCAGCGGCTGCTGTATCCCGCGCTCGCGGATGTTGTCGGTCAGCGCCAGCAGCGACGCCTCCTCAAACGTCTTGCGCGGCTGGTCCGGATCCGGGCTGATGTCGGCCAGGCGGACCTCGGTCACGGTGTTCAGCTCGAGGCCGACGGCGGCTTTCCTGATCTTGCTCACAGCAATGCTCCTTGTTCCGGCTCCGCCGGCCGCAGTGCCTCGAGCGTGGCGAGCACGGCGGACATGGCGGCAATCTGGTGGTCGGCGTGCGCCTGGGTGATGCGGCCGATTTCGACCCAGCGCGGGTAGACGCGGTGACGCATGTTGATCTCGCGCTGCACGCACTCGATCTGCTCGGAGAGGGGGATGGCGGCGGTAGTCATGACTCCGACTCTCAGAAGTGCGGCAGCAACGGCGGCATCTGGCCGGACTCGTACGCCCGCGCAATCAGCGGCCGCGCATGCTCGCTCATCGTCTGCCCGTTCGGCAGGACGACGTGCGCCATGAATTCGTCTTCGAACTCGGCAATGCCGCACTCGACCGCCTCGAGCTTGGCCTTGATGACCAGAGCCAGGGCGCGCCACCTAGAGCGAATCTCCTGATCCCAGGCTGCGCGAGCCGAGTCCGGGCTGCGGCGAATCGGTGAGCCGTACCGCGCGCGCGGCTTCGCGTGCGTGAACCGCTGCTCGGTCGGGCTCGGGAACGGCAGGATGAACCGGACGTGCCGGCCCTGCGCGCGAAAGGCGATGACCGCCGCCTCGGGCTTGATGCCGTACATGAACTGGTCAGCGCCGTAGCGCAGCAGCAGGCCCTCGATCTCGGCGCGCGACTTCTCGCTGCTGACGGTCGTCTCTGATGCGTAGCGCGTCACGTCTGTTCCTCAGCCTTGTTGATGACAGCGCGAATGTCGGCGCAGACGTCGCACGGAACTTGCTGAGGAACCGCGCCGAAATCCTTGCTTTGGTCACAGGTGGCAACCAACGCCACGCCGGTCCCTCCGCAGTCCCCGCACTCGCTCGCGTACTGTTTCGCGAGGGCGAGGAGGTCTGGCGCGACAGCGATCAGGCGCGCGTTGGCCTCGGCGGCCGGCCTGTCGCCGCGAATGCCGGCAATTACGCCACTGGCTCCACTGATCGCAATGCCGACGATGCTGCTGTAGGGGGAGGCGTACCACGGCCCCGGCGTGTGCGTCACGATTGCACCCACTCCGCAATGCGCTCGACGTCGCTCCTGGTGAGCAACAGGCGCGCGGTGACGGACTCGCCGTCTTCTGCCGTCTGGTCCTGCTCGACCGCGAGATACCCGTCCTCCCACGCCGCGCGGAATCCGTAGGTCTGCGCGACCTCGAGGTGCCCGCCCAGCACGACCGGCTCCGGTGCCTTCGCCTTGCGCGTGCGCTTCTCGACGATGTCGGCGATCGTCTTGGCGGAGCCCTTAGCCACGCGCCCCCCCCTGTTTTTCTTGCCGAAAGACGCGCTGAAACAGGTCAGGCACAGCTTCGCCGGCTTGCCGTTGCGCCGGATCATCTCTTCGGCGGGTTTGTCCTCTCCACAGCGCTTGCAGGTGATGTTGATCATGCTGTCCTCTGAGTGTGAATGCCGGCTTGCTGACTCCCGGGCCGGCGCCGGGCCAGGAGTGCGGTCAGCTCGCGCCAGGGTTGGTGTTGGCCGGAAGATGCGGGTCCTGGCCGATCCTGTGGATCACCAGACCGTGACCGACGACGTTGGAGAACGTCAGGCCGGCACGATTCAGGGCGCTGACCAGAACGGAAATCGGCACGTCCTCGTGAATGGCGGCACGCTCGTAGTGCGCGACGGTGATCGCATGGTTGGCGGGCGGCAGCAGGTTCAGTGGGCGCTCAGCCCGCACGCGGGCAATGCGCGGCCGAAGATCCAGAATCCTGTTCATCGCTGGTCAATCCAGCCGGACGGCGGCGACCAGCTCGGTCGCGGTATCACGCGCTGCTTCTTCGCCAGATCGCGCCGCGCGCGGGCGGACCGCGCAAGGTGGTCGAATTGCTCGCGCTCGTGGCGCGGTTCCACCAGGCGCTCGATGCACAGCGCCCCGAGGAGCAGCAGGCCGCCGATCACGGCAATGACCAGCAACAACGCGAGGCCTTCGGCGTTGGCGTCGAGCCAGTTCATGCGGCGGCCCTCATGTCGGCCTGTGTGACGGTGTCGTCGCTCACCTCGATGACGGCGAGCTCGACCGCGTAGCCGCGTCGCACCCACTCGGCCGCGATGTTGATCGCCTCGAGGCGATCGCTGGTCTGCAGCGTCTCGTCGTGCTTTTCGACGTAGTACAGGCGCTCGCTCATGTCATTCGCCTCCGCTGCCTGGGTGGCAGGTGAGGCGCACAATAGACCCGGATTAGGGTGCAGTCAACCCTAAAAAGGGTGTAGCGGTTCTCAGTGTCAGCTCATCCCTTGGATGAAGCGCTAGCGGCCGGCCGCGCCAGAGTATCGAAAAGCTATCAGTGTGACGGTGGCGACATCCCAGCCGCTCTCGGTCTGGGACTGCAGGTACACGTCCGTCGCGCCGCAGGCGCAGGCTTTGCGCTTGTGTTTCTCGATTGCTGTGGCAACGGTGTGCTTGAAGCTACCGGCACTGGTCCCATTGATTACACACAGCTCCTCGATCGCGCCGTTCCTCGTCGCTTGGTCATGGGTCAGATATACCCGCACTGCGCAGTCGCCGGCTTCTACCGGCGGCGCCGCAGCGTCAAGCACCTGCACCGACGAGCACGAGGTCAGCAGAACAATCACGATGAGCAGTATGAGCGCGAGGTAAACATACCCGCGCTTCGCGTTGCCCTTTGGCAGGTTGTCACCCGGCGTCGCGCACGGGTGGTAACGCGCCAACAGTTCGGCGCCGCGCGGCGAATCTTCTGGCACGACATCCGTCGCGCCGCACTTGGCACATGCGGGCTGTCGGGTAGTGAGTCGCCATATCGAGTAGATCAAGCCCGGAATCAGGAACGCGAGCCAGAGCATTATCTCGATGGCAAAGCTGCCCCTGGTGATGCTGCGAGTTTCACCACGATGACCGCAGCGAGTGCACAGTAAAGCCGCCATTCAGCACCTCCGTGTCTTGCGGTCATCGCTCCCGTCTGGCGCGATTTCGCAGAACTCGCACTCGCCGCACCCACAGAGCATCCCGCTAACTTGCTCGGCGCTTAGAAAACATTGGTGGTTCAGCGACCGGATCGCCTTCGTCCGGTGCCTGAACCACTCCTTGGTTCGCAAAGTACGGCGTCACTAGGTCCTGCGGCCGACACTTCAGCGCTGCAGCCAGTCGCTCGAGAGCGTCAATCCCAGGATCTGATTGAGCGCCCACGATGCGCTGCACCTGGGAAAGCGAGGTGCCGGCTGACTTCGCCAATGCCTGGTTGCGGTCGGTAATCGATTTTCCCGCGCGAAACACGCGATCGCGCAGTCTCGTCACGTTCTCCGCGAAGTGCAGGCGGATGGCTGGCGGCGGGCGTTGGCTTTTGCTTCGGCGTCCCATTGATTTGCAGCCTACCGACGGCCTAAACCCTATAAAGGGTTGTGCACACCCCGAATAGGGTTTAGGCTGCGCCGCCATGGAATCCCTCCACGAGTACGTCCTCCGGAAGCTTCAGGAATCCAAGGGTCGCTGGAGGCAGGTTGCCGACGATTCCGGCGTCTCCAAGCGGACGCTGGAAAAGATTGCGCGCCGCGAAATCGAGGATCCCGGCGTTTCGCACATCGAGAAGCTTGCGGCGTATTTCCGGGCCTGCGACTCAGAGGCTGCGTAGCTCATGGGTTTCAGCGTGGCACCGTGCGCTTCCTCACACCTACTTGCAGCGAGTAACGGCGAGTAATGGACCAGAGAACGCTGTTCCACGACACCGTTTACGATGCCATCGGCACTGCGGTTCAGGCCGCCGGTGGAATCAAGAAGGTCGCTTCGGCTTTGTGGCCGTCGCTGAGCGGCGACATTGCCGCCGCCAGGCTTCGTAGTGGCCTCAATCCGGAGCACGCGCAGAAGCTGTGCCCGACGGAAGTGCTGCACATAGCACGCCTCGCGCGCCAAGCGGGCGACCACTCCCTGATGAACTACTTCGCCCACGAGCTCGGCTATCGCGTCGAGCCAGTGAGCCAGCGCGATCAGCTAGCCGACGCGCTCGAGCGCTTCGACCATACCGCGGAGCAGCTGCTTACGGCGATTGCTGCTGTGAAGCGCGCGCAGCTCAGGCACGCGTCATGAGTTAACAGCAAACCGGAGGCGGGCTGTCCGTGCGGATGACGTCCGCGCTGAACGATTCGTCAGCCAGTCCGCCTCAGGTCCCTCGCCACGGACCGAAATCTCTGGCGCGAGTGGGGGCATTCGGGCGCTCGTACTCCGGCCCGATAGCGCGACGCGATCCGCCGAACGGACTCGCTGGGCGCCCTACCTGCCCCACGGGGGTAAGGGGGCGCTTTGCTCCCCGCCACCGGACTGTCCTCAGAAGCAGAAGGGGAAGGGAGAGATGGAAGACCTCGCAACGTACGGGCTGCACCTGCACGGAGTCACCATGTCCAGCGCCAGCCTGCGCATCACGATCCCGCCTTCGAGGGTACGTGACCTCGACCGCCTGCTGGCGCTGCAGCGTCACGGCTTCCTGCCGTCGAACATGGTGCACTTCGACCGCGACGAACACGCGTTCGTGATCGAGCTCGACGGCGATGCCGTCAGCCACGTGCTCGAGCTGCTCGAGATCTCCATGGATACGCGCGACGCGGAGACCTGGGACGAGCGCAAGGCGCGCGAGCACCAGCAGCTGCCGCTCAGCCTCGCCGACCACCCGGATCAGCGTCCGGAATCCCGCGGTTGGCGCTCCCGGAGCTTTGACGGGCATGAGGTGACCGGATGAGCGCAGCTGCTCACAGCCTCTCGTTGCCGCTCGATCCAGACCTGCGCGTCAGCGCGTCCTGGCGTCAGATTCCAGACCCGAAGCAGGCGGGCGAGTCGCTGCCGTGGGTCGTGGAGAGCTTCTGCGGAAACTACACCATCACCTGGTCGGCCGTCCCGGATGACGACGACCGCAAGATTTTCCTGCTTTGGCGCCGCTACCCGCTGGTCAACGGCTATCGCCAGACGGCGAGCCTGCTGGGCCGCTATGAATCCGCGCGTGCCGCACGCCTGGCCGCAGCCGAATACGCGGAGGGCCGGCCATGACCGGCACGGCGTATCGCGCCAATCCGTACCTTCCGCCGTGCGACCTGTGGACGGAGGAGAAGCACCGGGCGAGGGCGGCGATGCCGCTGACCGGCCTCGGGCAGCTGATCCAGCCGAAGTTCCTGCTGAAGGCCTCCGACCAGGAGGAGCACACGCGGCGCTGGCGTGCATGGTCGCAACACTGGCCGCCGCACCTGTGGCCAGTCTGGTTGGCCAGCTGGCTCGAGGCTCACCCCGCATGAACGCCGAACCAAAGCGCTGGCGCGAGCTGTTGCTGCCTTTGGGCATGTCCGACATGCGGATGTACACCAAGGGCAACCTGCAGGTTCTGGTCTGCAAGGAACCGACCGGCTCGACGGCACGCCTGCTGTGGCACCTGAGCATTTCGCACCCGGACCGTTACCCGACCTGGGACGAGATCTGCGATGCGCGCTACACGCTGTTGCCCGACGACTGTGTGATGGCGCAGCTGCTGCCGCCGCGTCGCGAGTACGTCAACCTGCATCCGAACTGCTTCCACCTGTGGGAGATCGAGGGGTGAGTGCGCAGCTCGGCTTCGACTGGCTCGAGAACGCCCGTCAGCAGCGCCGGATGGGCACGCCGGGGCTGATTGCCGATTTGCCACGTTCGCGCGGCCAGGATCCCGACAGCAGTCACGACGCGGCCGAAGCGATCCGTCGTTCAGGCGCACTTGCCACGCAGCAGCAGGCGATCCTGACGGCGGTGCGCCGCTGGCCCGGGCTCACCTCGCTCGAGCTCGCCGCGCGGCTCAAGTTCGATCGCTACCAGGTGGCGCGTCGCCTGCCGGAGATCGAGACCGCAGGCAAGGTCCGTCGCGGCGAGATCAAGACGATAAACCGCCGCAAGCACCTGACCTGGTGGCCGGCCTGATGCAGCGCGGCTCCCTGCGCCTCGATCATCGCACCTGGCGCTTGAAGCTCCGCAGCAAGACCGTCGACGGCCGCCGGCCATTCCAGTGGGTGAGGCTCGGCAGCCTCACGGAGATCCCAACCAAGGCCGCCGCGCGCCGGGCCGCAGATCGCTACATCGAGCGGCTGCACCCACGCGCGCTCAACGCCGGTACGACGCTCGACTGGTCGACCTGGTGCGACCGCTACATCGACCAGACGCTGGCGATGCAGGCGAGTGGCACGCGTAACACGCAGGGCTCAATCATCAATCAGCACCTCCGACCGGCGTTCAGCGGCGCGGTGCACGAGATCGGGCCCGAGCAGGTGAGGGCGTTCATCGTCGAGCAGCACCAGGCGGGCGTCGCCGCCTCGACGATCGCCGCCCGGTTCGCTGTGCTGCGCCGGATGCTGCGTCAGGCCGAGGCCGACGGCCTCGCCGCCCGCCCGCCGACGGCCCGCTCCGTGAAGCTCCCGAAGGACGAGCAGATGCACGTCATCGTGAAGACGCGGGCGTTCACGGACGAGGAGTGCGATCGGATCTTCGCTGCCGCGACGACCGCGGACCGCACGGCGTTCATGCTGGCGCGCTACCTCGGTCTGCGCGGCTCCGAGGTGCTGGGTCTCACCTGGCCGTTGATCGACCTGCAGGCAGGGCAAGTGATCGTCCGTCAGCAGGCGCTCGAGGGTGAGGCGCGGCCGCTCAAGACGAAGGGCAGCCACGCGGTGCTGCAGGCGCCGCCCGAGCTCCTCGTGCAGCTGCGCGAGTACCACGCGACGTTGTGGCGGCAGGAGGTCAGCAGCGAGTACCTGTTCCAGGACGCCACCGGGCGCCCCACGGAGTCGCAGGAGCTGCGCGAGCGGCTGTACGTGATCCTCGATGCCCTGGGCATCCGTCGCCGTGGCCTGCACGGTTTCCGGCACGCCTGTGCGCTCGCCATGGCCGCCGCCGGCTGCAACCCCGAGGTGATCAGGCGGGCGATGCGTCACAGCAGCCTGCGCGTGACGGCGATCTACCTGTCGGCAGCACCCGAGGACATCGCCGCAGGCCTCGCGAAAGGGGCCGCAACGCGAGGCAGGTTTGAGGCAGGGTCCGACGCTGCCGCCGCATCAATTCCCGAGCAATCCGGATCCACCGTTTATCAGTTAGCGGACAAATTCCCGTGAGCTGGAAGCCCCGGAATTCGCTGGCGATGGCCGTCGGCCGGGTGCCGCCCCGCCGCCTCGAGGAGCAGGAACAGATCGCCCTGATGCGCTGGGCGCGCCTGGTGCAGGTCGGGCCCTGGCTGCTGTCCGACGTCCTGGCCCATTACCCGTCGGGCGGCTATCGAACGAAGGCCGAGGCCGCCCGGTTCAAGGCCATGGGTGTGCAGGACGGCCTGCCGGACCTGCTGCTCTATGTCCCCTGCGGCCCCTACGTCTGCGGGTGGTGGGAACTGAAGGTTGGCAAGAACAAGCCGACCGAGCGCCAGCTCGAGCAGCACGCGAAGCTGCGATCACTCGGGCACTACGTCGAGACCTGCTGGCACTGGTCGGAGGCCGCGAACGACATCGTCCGATACCTCGAGAAGGGCTCGACGCCCATCAACGTGAGGGCCAAGCCGTGAAGTGGAAGGGTCGCCCCAGCCTGCTCGCCGACCAGCACGTCCTCGAGCTGCTGGCGATCGTCCGCATCCTGAGCAGCATCCCGAGCCCCCGCGAGCTCGCGAAGCGATGGGGCGTCAGTGAACAGACGGTCCGCCGCTACCTGCGCGGCCAGATCCCCAAGCGCTTCGAGGCCCACCGTGAGCGTTGACCGCCGCCGCGGCCTGCTCGAGGACCCGGTGCTGGTGCCGCCGCTGGCTGCCGCTGCGATGGACGCCTGGGCGGAGTGGGTGAAGACCTATCGCGACGGCCCGGGTGGCGGCTGCGTGTCGCCGGCCTACGCGATGATGCAGGCGAAGCTGCTGGGCGTGGGCTCGCGCAGCACCGCGATCGGGCCCGAGATGCCGGAGTACATCGCTCGAGTCGATGCCGGCGTGGGCCGCCTCGACAAGCAGGAGCAGAAGGCGTTCTGCGTCTACTACCTCGAGTACGCCCGCGCCCAGGACAAGGCGCGCCGCTGCAAGTGCGACGTGACGACGTTCTACGCGCGCCTGGCACGCGCTC